TACGAAATAAATTCTTTACTCTCACATATTCATCAGATTTTTGCCTGTCTGGCAAAAATGAAAGGTAATCTATTTCTGGAAGTTCTCTGAAGTATGGCATTAGTTTAGTATCCTACAGTAGTACCTGCTTTTCCATTTTGATAATCTTCTTTATATATTGGTGTCAATTCTTGGAATGTGAGTGTGAGTGTCATACTCACTGGGGTCCCATCTTCATATGTGGCATAATTTTGCGGAGTGAAATTTACTGATAAATTTTGGAGTGCAGTTGTTTTAAATTGATTTAAAAATGGATGTTTACTTCCACCTTTCATATAAGAAATTTCAAAAACATTTGGAGCATTTAAAAATATTCCACTAACTCCACCAGCAGTTCCTTGTGAAGGAGTCATATTTTCTTTTAAAGATAAAATTATATCTCTTATTGTATCTTTTTCTCTTTCGTTTCTTGGTGTAAGGAGAAATTCAAATGTATTTGGTCCTCTAAGTTGAACTCCATTAAAAGTTAATTCAACATTTTCGTTGAATGTAATTCCAGCAAATCTTGATAGTGCTTGTTGTGGACTTAGATTTCCCCCAAGTTGTTGAACTGCTAATGCAGATAATGCTATAGTAGAACCTTTTATTGCAGTGTTAGACTTAGCTACATCTATTACTTTCTTTCCACTGTCAACTAATGTTTTTAATCCCTCTGGGATACCTTCATTTATTGCTGTTCCCGCTACACCCATCCCAGCAGCCTCAAGAGGATTTAATCTGCTTTCCCCCCAAGGAGTCATTAAATTATTGGCGGGTAAATTTACAGGGATTGGTAGTAAAATGGTTTGAATTATTGAACCTTGCGCTCCTCCAGCACCAACAGAGAACCCAGAACTTGAAAAACTTCCCGGTTTATATTGGTAAATGTTAATCATCATCCAATCATCTTTATCCCTTATCTTTTTTTGAGGATATCTTAGTGTTGGGGCCATTATGCCATTACTTTTTAAATATTTATTAACTTATTTGGAATTTTGCAAATGGTAAAGTTCTAATATCATCCAACTCTTCTGGACGCACTTCATATAAATTTCCAAGAAGTTCTATGTATGTATATTGCCTTGGTTCTCCCCAGTGAAAATTTATTGCTTTAAATCCCCACTGAAACACACCAGTCACTGCAACAAGTGGATGTGCATCATATTGAATATTTTCAGATTTTGGTTGATATAGGAATGTATAGAACTTACCAACATCAGGAACTGGTGTTACATCAGTTAACACACCCATAATCTCCAACATTAAATCATCAGGGTCTTCTATACCAATCAGAACATCCAGAACTGGGGCAATTCTATTTTTACTATTATGAAGGATATTTTCCCTTCTTTGTTTTAGAGATTTTCTTGGCATTAATTAATATTTATTAATATTTAATTCATCTTCTGTGAGTATCTTAAATTCCCAATTTCGGTCTTTACAAAATTCTTTTGCAGATTCCCACTTTGCCATATTTTTAGCATATTCATAAACCTCACGAATATATCCTTTGGTTTGTCTTTTGGGAACTTTTGGTTTGACTGTTTGCTTTTTTGGTTTAACTTCAATCAAGTATTTTTTAATATTTCCATTACTTTCTTTCACCTTAATATAAAAATCTGGAAAGTATCTATGCATTCTTCCATCAACTGGAGAACGATAGGGAAGGGCAATTTCTTCACTTCCCCATTCAAGGACATTTTCATTTTTATCACAATAGACCATAAACTTTCGTTCCCATAAAGAACGATAGATTATATTGGTTGGGTCTCCTTTATACTTTTCTGGAAATGATGGTTGATACTTTCCCTTATATGCCATTATACATAGTATAGATTCCATAGTAGTATTTAGAAATGGCCGTACAAGGACCAGGAAGAAGAAAAGATTTTGGAAAAGGTGGAGAAAAATCTGGTGTATGGAAGAATAATAAATCACCAGGAGATAGAACTACAATAAGCGATTTTGCCAATTTATTCCGCAATCTGGCACAAACTTCTCATTATGAAGTTCAATTTTCTATTCCATCCGGGGAATTGACTTCGTATATGGCAGCAAAAAATATAAGTAATGAATTTATTACACAAGATTTGGGTCTTCTTTGTTACGAAGCAAATCTTCCAGGAACTAGTGTTGCTACATTTGAGGCATTTGGTCATAGGACTGGAATGGTTGAAAAATTTGCCCACGCTAGAAATGATTATGGCAATACTATAGGAATGGGATTTTATGTTGATAAAAAATATAAATCTTTATTGTTTTTTGAAACTTGGTTGGAATTTATAAGTAGTGGTTCATATGGAATTGGTAGTATTGATTCCATTAATGACCAAGATTATTTTACAAGAATAAAGTATCCGGAAAAGTATAAATCAAATAAAACTAGAATTTATAAATTTGATAGAGATTATAAAAGACAAATATCATATACTTTTGAGGGATTATTTCCAGAAGCAATTCAACCAGTGCAAGTTAGTTATAGTGATTCGCAAATATTAAAAATTTATGTAACATTTTCATATGATAGATATATTCCTGGAAGAAGTGATAGTGTAGATATTGTTAGTCAAATTTCTAATAATCTTGGTGATTTAGGTACGCTATTAAGATAATAAATAAAAAATATAGTAATAATAGATTATGCCATTACCAAAAATTGCAACTCCAACATATGAGTTGACTATTCCATCAAATAATAAAAAAATAAAGTTTAGACCTTTTTTAGTTAAAGAAGAGAAAATTTTAATTATTGCACAGGAAAGTGAAGACCCCCAACAAATAACAAATGCAGTTAAAGATGTTATTTCAAATTGTATTTTAACAAGAGGGGTTAAAGTTAATGAATTATCATCATTTGATATTGAATACTTATTTTTGAATATTCGGGGGAAATCTGTCGGTGAAACTGTTGAGGTATTGATTACCTGTCCAGACGATGGTGTAACAAAAGTTCCTATGGAAATCAATTTGGATGATATTAAAGTCAAAATTGATCCTAAACACTCTAGAGACATTAAACTTGATGATGATTTGACACTTAGATTAAAATACCCATCAATGGATCAGTTTATAAAAAATAATTTTGTTGGGGAAGATTATAGTATTAATGATACTTTTGAATTAATCTATTCAAGTATTGATCAAGTTTACAATAAGGAAGAATCTTGGTCTGCAGCAGAATGTACGAAAAAAGAATTGGCAGAATTTATTGAGCAGTTAAGTCCACAGCAATTTAGAAAAGTTGAATCTTTCTTTGAGACTATGCCAAAATTAAGTCATGAAATTAAGGTAACAAATCCTAAAACTAATGTAAAAAGCACTGTAGTGTTGGAGGGTCTTTCATCTTTTTTCGCCTAGCTATGGTGCATGAGAGTCTTGCATCATATTATCAAGTTAATTTTGCACTAGTTCAACATCATAAATACTCTTTGACAGAGATTGAAAATATGATACCTTGGGAAAAAGAAGTTTATGTTACATTACTTCAACAATATATTGAAGAAGAAAATTTAAAGCATAAAAGCGGGGTTTCATAAGTAAATGGCTGTACCTTTACTACCAAGTGGTCTATCAATAAAAAATGTAGGAGCATCTGTCTTTGGTGGTGGGGCAGCCCCTAATGTTCAGGCAGCATCAACTGAAAAGCAACAATTTGTTGAGCAAACTAAACAATTTGTTCAGACACAAAAACAAAATCAAACTGTTATTGCAAATATGCAGCAACAGTTTCAGAATTTTCAAAATCAACTTAATGCTCTTTCTCAGAGTATTAATAATATTGCCGCACTTCTTCAAAAGGATACATTAACTGAGCAGCAATTATTAAAGCAACAGCAAGAACAAGAAAATAGATATGCTCAAAGAAGAATAAGATTAGGTAGAGAATCAAGACTGGAAGAAAGAATTCAAACTGCCATAATGGCACCTGTTGATTCTGCAGCAAAAAAAGTTGAAGGTGTTTTTGCTAATGTTGGAAGAGCAATTCAAACTTTATTCTTTGGATATCTTGGGGTACAACTTTTAAAAACAATAAAAGCATATTCCGAAGATGACCAAAAAACATTAAACGAAATAAAAGATAATGTCATTAAGAATGTTGGTTTTGTTATTGGCACATTTATAGCAATTAAGACCGGATTTGCTGCTATTAAATTTGCGTTAAGAAAATTAATTGGGGGAGTTGCAGGACTTCTTTTTGGTGGGATAAAAAATATATTTACTTCTGCCGCATCAAAAATTGGTGGAATTTTTTCTGGTCTTTTTAGTGGAATTGGTGGGGGAAAATCGTCTAGGGTTAGTGCCGCTTCTTCCGCAGATTCTTCTGCTTCCTCTACATCATCCACATCATCTGGAAAGGGTTCTACTTCACCTTCAAGTACAAGTACACCTTCTTCTGGGGGAAAACCATCGGCAAGTTCTGGTGGTGGTTTTTGGGGTGGAATGAAAAATTTTGGTAAAGGTGTTTTGGGTGGAGGTGCAAAACTTTTAGGTGGAGCAGGACTTACAGCAGGATTGGATATTGCTTTTGGAGAAGATCCTGCGACAGCTGCTGTTGGTGGACTTGGTAGTGCTGCAGCTGCAGGAGCAGCATCAAAATTACCACTGCCTGGACTTTTAAAACCTTTGGCAGTGATTGGTGCTGGAATATGGGCACAGCAGAAAAGTAAAGAGTTAGTAAAAGGAAAAGAAGAAGATTCTGGTGGTGGTTTTGATTGGACATTTGGATTGGGAAAGAAAAAGGAAGATACTTCAACTCAACCACAGCAAAATACTAAACAACCACCGGTAGCAACTTCTACACCAACACAGACAATGACTGGTGCTCCACCAAAAGCAGCAGAATCTTCTGAACAATTAGGTCCAATAAAATCCCAAACAGAGCCAGTTGAAACTGGTAAAGATGCTGCGGAACCAAAAAATACTATGATGCCTCAACCTGAAGAATTGAAACTTTCTTTGGGTAGTGAATCTAAAATGAATACTGAAAGTGCTACTCCTGCTGCTGAAATTAAAGCAGAATCTATATCACCGCAAAATGAAAAAGCGCAACCTGCAGAATTAACTTCTCCATCCACTCAAGAAGTATCATCTGGCGATACATCAAATATTTTTAATATATCTAAAAATTTATCATTCGATTTTATAAATCCTTCACAAGAAAAAATGACTTCGCCACAGTCAATTGCACCTCTTGAAGAACCTGCACCAAATGTTGTAGTCGCTCAGCAACCACAGGCGCCGCAGGAATCTCCTCAGGCACCGCCAACACCAACAGATGTTCCTATGATACCTTCATCCAATCCTGATAATTTTTATGTTTTATATTCAAAATTAAATTATAATGTGGTGATATAAAATGGCAGCAACAACATTAATTCCACCAAAACCATTAGATACAAAAGAAACAAATTCTTTATTTAAGAAATCTTCTAAGAGTTTTAATCAGACACAAAAAAGTGTTCAAAATATTAGCAAACTCCTTAACACTAGAATTAAAGTTCGTAAGCAAATTTTTTCTGATATCTTTGAGACAAAAAGAAGAAGAGAATTTGATACTAGGAGAATGGAGAGGGAAGATGAAAGAGAGGCAAGGAGGTCGGTTCCAAGTGGAACATCCAATGTTGTTGCTGCAGTATCAAAAACTGGCGGAAGTTTAATTGGTAGATTAGTTAAAGCACTTGGATTTATTGCTGCTGGTTGGATTTTACGAACACTTCCTACTTGGATTGGATATGCTAAAGAATTTATTGCTAGAGTTAATGAAATTGGAAGAATTATAAAAAGTTTTGTGATTAATGTTGGAAATATACTACAATCTTCGTTTAGAGTATTAACTTCACTCAAAGATAATATATTAAAATTTGATTTTCTTGATAGTGAAAGAAAACTTAGAAATTCTTTTACAGAACTTGGCAATTCTATAGAAGGTCTTCAAAAAGATTTTAAAGACACTATTGATGTTTTCACTACCGACATTACAAAAGATATTGATGGTGTAAAAGTTGGTTCTTATAGTGGAGAGGAAATTCCAGAACCTGGGGAAGGATTTACTGAGGATGCTGCCAGTCAAACTCAGACATATAGTAGTGAAGGTGCTTATGCTCCAGGCAAGATACCTGAAAAAGTAAAATCTGATACTGCGTTTACTCAAGGTGTAACTGAATTAGCTAAAAAGTATAAAATTCCTGAGGATTATTTATATGCTGTTATGGGATTTGAAACCGGCGGAACTTATGACCCAGCACAAAAAAATATGGCTGGTT